TATCTGCTAACCAGAATGTAAATCTTTGCCATCTAGCATTTAAATCTTCTATTAAGTCTTGGAATACTGCTGCATTCTTCTTTAAACCTTCTGGTAGTAGTGCGGTATTGTTAGCTGCATCATTTACAGCATCATAGAAGCTTACTCCTGACCTTTCCATTGCTTTGAATGTGTTGAATATTTCAGGACCAGCTTTTTCACCTACTATTTTAGCAAAGTCTGCTACAGTTAGTTTACCATCTTCTACTGCGACAGCTAATGTTGCCATTAGTTCAGCAGCATTTTTAACATCACCATTAGCATCTAATACAGAGCCACCTAGTTTTTGTAACACAGCAGCATATGCCTTATTACCTTCTACACCTTGATTGACTCTTGTGCTTAACTGTCTTAATGCTCTATCAAATGTTTCTGCATTAATACCTGACTTTCTAAACATAGTATCAAGTGCTTGGAATATCTTTTCTGAATCTTTGCCTGCAACACCAAGTTTTTGCATTCTTTTTACAAGAACATCAGCAGCATCAGCAGCACCCATTATTGTAGCACTTAGAGCAGCAATAGCAGCGGTAACACCTGCAGCAGCTACACCTAATTTACCTAGTTTTCCACCTATACTACCAAATACACCACCGGTATTATCTTTAGCATTAATATCAATTGTATACTTTTGGCTCATCTTCTTCTCTTTCTTTTGAATACTTTGTCAAATGCTGGGTCGATCATACCTTTTGGAGCTTGTCTTGAATGTCCTTTTTCTAAAGGATCGATATAAGGTACTCTGTTCTTAATAATAGTAGAGGATCGATTTGATTTGCTGTTATATTTGCCAACCCTTTTCCATCCTCTACTAGCACGACCTGTATCTTTTGGTGTCTTCTTTTTTAACTCTTGGGTAAACTCTTCAAAAAGTTCATCAATATCTTCTTTAATGTCTTTTTTAAGGTTGTCTATGACTTTGGTCTTTGATGCACTCAAGTCTATTCCTCTACCACCTTTGGTTAAAAGTCTTAAACCCATTGCAATCATTGGCACAGCCATTTTAATTCCTTTGTTGATCTGCTATGTGAGTGTAGTATTCACCCCAAAGCTCTATTTCTTGTAATGACATTTCACTAACTTGTGCTAGTGTCATGTTTTTTCTGTCTGCTATAGACATTATAAAAAGGACCTCTCGATCCTTTGTTAGTTTCCCAAGTCAAAATCCTTAGTATCAGCATCCATTTCATCAATAATTCTATTAATGATCTTTGGGTCTACTGAGTTAATAAGACTTCTTTGGTCACTCTTTGTAAACAATGGCTTACCATTCTCATCTAATGCTCTAGCTTGTAGTAGTGCAGCAAATGCTTCTACCATTTTACCTTTTTGCTGTAGTTCCATTGCTTCTGACATAGTCTTTAAGCTTACAACAGGAAGGTAGTATACATCTAAATCCCATTCTTCTACATGTAGTGGACCTCTTAAAGAACCACTTGTTAATTCTCTAAAGTGCCCTTTGGCTTTTTCAATTGGTGTCATGGTGTTTTCTCCTTATAATGACAACACTATTTAGTCACAAGAATAGGGCCCAAAGACCCTATTCTATTATACTTTATTATGCTACAGTATTTTCTGTGAAAGTACCATTGCCTTGGAAAGTAAAGCTTTGTGAAGCAGTTTCATTATGTGACTGTGAATAGTCTAGTGCAGTTAATGTAACAGTACCTGTCCATTCTGCATTACCAGTTGTGTTACCTTCTGGATATAAGTTTAATGTAACACTAGAACCAGCTGTCATAGCGGTTTGACCGCTATCATCAAAGTCCCAGCGAACATCTACTGTACCACTCCAACTCTTGGAACCAATTATATGAGTATCCCAAGCATCGCCCATTGCAGAGCTGTCCATTGTTGTTACTGATTGATTGAGGGTAAATGCAGTCACAGAACCAACTGCCGTACCACCGACTGTAACAGTACCATCATTACCACGAATACGAGCCATTAGTCTTCTCCTTTGTCTTCTTCTTGATCATGATCTATGTTGACAATTTTTGGTTCTGGCTTGTCATTTACCAGTTTAAACCCATTTCGGAGTGCTCTAGCTACTCGTTCTTCGGGAATATCATGTATAGCTGTGCCATATTTCATTAGCATCATTCTGCTCCTCTTATATAATTGTAGTCTACTACTATAGTAACAGCTAAACTAGCATAAGGTCCATATTCACCTGTTTCTACTAATTCTACATTAGTTAATTTAGTATCTACTGCATTACCATTTCTAGTAGTATCTACCATTATTGCATTTTCTAATATTTCTAACAACAGATTGCGATCAGAGTCTCTAGTATTGGAGTTAACATATAAGTGCATTAGTATTTCTAACTCTCCATCAATCTCTCCGCCCATTGTTCCATATTCTCTTATTTCAGTAGCACTTTGAACATAAAGACAAGGCATAGCAGTAGCAGCAAGGTCCTCTACTATAACAGGTTCTCTTGTTACTTTTTTTATAGTTAACCTTGTAGTATCATCTTTAGTAGTGGTAACTAGAGTGTCAACTATATCAGCTACTATGCTTTCTCTTTTACTCATTATCTCCAAATCCTAGTTTGTGGAAAATCATGTATTTCATTGTTGGTAATAGTGCTGTCAGCATTACGATCATATTTAATACCAATTGAAAATTGTTCATTCATTTCTTCTTTGTACTCTGACTTGTAGTACTTCATCATTTCTTGGAAAGTATCACCATCTACTCTAAACTGTGATAGTTGAGGTAGTATATAACGATACAATGCTCTGTATAGTGTAGCATCGGTCCATTGAGCCTCTACTAATTTAGTTTCGTCCCAACTATAATCATTATATCTCTTATCATACCAAGTTGACTTAATGATATCTTTAATATCTGTTTCAGCTTTGGTAATCTGTGCGGACCAATCAGCTACACCATGATTATAAATGGAAGGCAACAAGTCTACTAGATCATTTTCTGTTGCAAATGCCATTACTTGTAACCCTTCTTCTTTTTCTTCTTATAAGCCATTGTTATATCCTTTCTAGTCCAATTTGTTAATGCTAATAGTTGTTCTTTTATTAGTTTATAATCTATTCGCATTGTTTTATTCCTATAAGGGCATAGTGGGGACACTATGCAAACTAAAAAGCATCCCCACTAATATTACCAATCTTAAGTTTCTACTGTGAAACCAGTTGACTGTACATGGATACCACGGTTACCATCTACAACACCTACAGCAGCCATAAGCGATGCAACAACATCCATACCAACTGCTTCTGGGCGACGACCCATTTCAATATCAACATTTCTTTGAATGCCGATTGCCATAGCATCTTTTTCGAATACTATACCATTCCATAGGTGGTCAGGAGCAGCTTCGTCAACAGTAATGTAAGCAGACTGATACATTTCAACACCAGCTATAGTACCTACATAACCATTTCTCATTGCTTCATTCTGTGCATCACTAGCAGCAAAAGAAGAACCAGTAAGTTCAGTTAATAGTGCATAAACCTGCTCTGGGTGGAATACACCTTTAAGTGGACCCATTACACCAGCACCACGAAGAGTAGCAGCAGCTTTAAAGATGTCATTAACCTTTAGAAGGTTGTTAGTACCACTACCAGCAATAGCTGTGTGAGTAGTAAAGTCATCGAATAATGCAGTTACATCTTGGTCGAACTTCTTAGCAACACTCTTACCTAATTGGTTACCAACAACCATAGGATCGATACCACCAAGGTCTCTTAGGATTGTGCGAGCAGCATATAGACCAACATTCATTGTAACTGAAGTATCGGTTAATGCATTTGAAGTAAAGTCATCAGCACCAAAAGCAGAACCTGAGATATCTTTCTCAGCAGCACTTGCTTGGTCGATAACAGGAACCTGAAGAACACTGGAACCTGCAGGTACATTCTGCATTCCAATTATTCCACCAGGAAGATAAAGAGATGATTCCTGTGCAGCATAAACAGCTTCAGCACGGGTATTAACCATCAAGCTTTCTAAGTTAATTGCGGAGTTATTAGCCATTTCATTATATCCTTTCTATTAGCCTTTGTCCAAACCTTAAATCTTGCCAGTTCGCTTTAGTTCAGCATACTTAGCACGATCCGCAGCTTTTGTTAAATCCAATTGAGATATATCAAATTGTACCTCACTTAGATTTGCAGTGTTGCCACTGCTACCAGTACCGGCTTTACCAGCACTTCTAAAGTATGGATTCTCATTAACAAAGTCTTCTACTAGTCTGTCAATAGTATATGGTTCAGCAGTATCAGTATCATATCGAACATTACCATCGCCATCTATAACAACTGGATTCCCAGTTTCATCTAATTTAATCTGACCTCTTAATAGTTGTGCAACATGATCTGGATTAGTAGTTTTAAGTCTTGCAGCAGCACTTTGTAATGTACCATCTAACTTAACTCTTTCTAATTCTGATCTAAGTATTCCAACTTCAGAATCATACTTGTCTTTTTGTTGCTTAAGCAATTTGTCAAATTCTTCTCTCTTCAAAAGACGGTCATTTTCAGCCTTCTCTTGTTGAGCTTTTAACTCGTGGTATTCCTCGAGGTTAATACCTTCGAATTTTTTACCAGCTTGAGCAACTCTTTTAGCTACTATGGCATTTAATTCTTCTTGAGTAAATGTCTTAACAGCTTCCTGGGTATTGGTATCGCCTTGATTCAGATCATTTCCAGTTTCATCTGTCGGGCTAATAGGTTCCATGTTATCCGTCATGTCGGCTACCTCCTAATTACATGGTGTTTAGTACAGCAGGGAGTCTACTGTTACCTTTTATTTAGCCATGTGTATAACCAAGAGCAGCATATCTTTCATGATCCTCTTGACTATTGGCTATATATTCATTACCTTCTGCATCATACATAGTATGTGGCTGGAATGGTTCTACTACAGTAGCTTCCATAGCAGCTAGTAATTGATTCATTTCTTCTTCATCTCTTACTATTAGCTTTACTATTTCTTTTTCAGCCCACTCTTTGTATACAGGGTTTTGAATTATCTCTAAGCTATGCTTAATGATTTCTTGTGCTAACTGTGGATCTCTTGTATCAAAATGATGTGAGTATTCTACTTCTACAGTATTGTTTAAGTCCATCCAATCACACCATAATGCCCATATTTTAGTTTCAACTTCATTTATAGTATCACTTAGATCACCTAGTTTAGCATTTAATAACTGTCTTTCTGTTTGTAGTGCAACACCACTCATTGCAGTCTTTTGTGCTCTTACTGCTGTTAAGTGTGTCATTGTGTTAATTGATTCTACATCATGTTCAATAGCTTTTATAATACTATCTATTGAAGCACCACTTGGTTGTAGTAAGTAAGGCTTATGACCAGGATCTAAATCATCAGGTATTGATATAATAGCTCCTGCTCCAGCCTCTGCTGTTGCTTGTGGAGTCTTTACTAGTACAGGATGGTTTGATATTCTAATGTTCTGTTCTAGTTCACTTAGCTTATTGTATATTGATCTTTGTATGTCAGCAACATCACCTAAAATTGAAACACCACTTTCATATCCTGGCATTGGATTTGGCATTAGCGTTACGAAAGGTACTTTACCTAGTGTGTTAATATATTCTTGTTGTGATTTTATGCCTGTATATTCACCAGTAGTTTCATCTATTTCAACTGTAGTAACAATAACAAACTCTGGGTACCATTCTTTTAACAGTGCTTCATCTTTACTAGAGTATTCAAGAGTCTTTACATATGAAAGATACTTTGAACCATTTGGATTTGTTTCATAATTCCAATCTAAAACATTCTGTGGAGTGTACATACATAGATAAGGTCTATACCCCATTTCTAGTTCTTCTGCTGCTGATTCTGCATAGTAAGCAGGCTTATCAACTAATATCCAAACTTGTCCTAATACCATTGCCCAATCTAGAGCATTCTTTAGGTATGAATCAATTGATTGTCCATTAAGATCTGCATCCTTTACAAAGCTTTCTACAAATGGATTGTTTTCTAATGGTCCATATTGTCTACTTGGAGGATTCTTCCAAATATATGATCTGTATATGTCTACTGTTGTTTTAACATGATTGTCTAATGGAGTAGAATCTAATCTCTTCTTATATGCATCAAATGGTGCATCTTGTTCACCCCAATATGTGTGTAAATACTCACCATCACGATATTCCTTACCACCAAGATAACTGTCATAAAGAAAGTTCCATCTTTTTAGGTAATTCTGTCTTATAGGATGTTTATTGTTTAGCTTTTCTATGCTCATAGTAGAATGTCCTTGTTCGTCTTATTTAGTCTCTTAATATGCACCAAAGTAATCAGGTTTAGATCTCTCTGGAGTAGGAGTTTTAATTGGTAGTAGTTGCCATATCAAATAACCTAGTGCATCATTCATATGGTCATATCCACTTTCTTTATCAGGTATTTGTGTACCTTCTTTATAGCTTTGCTTGTTTAGGCATGCTATTAGGCTTTTACACCTTTGTGAGATTCTCAGTCTAGTAACACCTTGTGCATTAAGGAATGCTGCATTAACACTATTGATTCTATCTCTAACAGGTGGATTCTTTGTGCCTACTTTAACATCAAATCCTTGTTGCTTTAGTATCTTAAGGTCAGTTGTTCCTGTAGTTGATCTATGTCCTGCTGAAGCATCTGGATATACTGTAATAGGATTCTTTGGATATCTGTTTCTTATTTCTTCACACATTTCTAGTGTGTTACTACCATGTATTTCAATTTCATCAAATACCCATATACCCTTTTTATCAATAATAGAGATAGCAGCAGTAATAGG